GTGCATGACCGGGATTGCTAAAACTTACCTTCTTGTACTTGGGACCGGGATAGTTTGCTAGAAGACTACCACTCTTAAGATTGAAAGGTTGTCCTTTATAAAAAACTGCCCAAATGGCTTCACTATTGAGTATCTGCTCAATTTTGTAAGTATCTTTGTTTGCATATTCCAGCAAAACTTGTGGCTTTGGTCTACTCATACATGTCAATTAAGTACATATATATTTATCAAGAACCGAAGCCTCCGCCATCAACTTTAACTTCAATTTGGGTAGTCGACTGACGTATATCAGCTAGCATAGCATGTATTTCTTGCACTGTTCTACCTAATTTAGAAGACATAATAGCTAATTCATTAGTTAAATCTCTGGCTTCTTGAATACTAATTCTAATATCTTTTTGCTGGCTTTTTTCAGCTGAAATTACTCGTTGTATTAATTTTTCAACGGTTGGTAAGTTTGTAGGTAAGTTATTTTGAGACATTAGAAAGAACCTGTTTCATTTCTAGTTCTGTTTTAAACGGACCTTGGTATTCATATCTTTGTAATGTAATAAGTTTGGGACAGAAACTTTTAACCCAGCCTTTATCAAATTTAATAACATAGTATCCTGCACAGTAAAGGCTTTTACTATCTTCACTCTTTGTAAACAGTGGAAGTTTTCTTTTAACATCAAACATTGAATTGTGCGGTGCTGTTGAGGTTGAGTATCCGTGTACCTCATTTGGCTCTGAACCGTCTGCTTCTTTAATAATTTTAGCAATAAAAAAATCTTTACCAAATTCTTTAGTTAGATCAACCTTGGTTTGATAAATTTTAATTCCTTCGTGATTGCTCATTACAAAACGATTATCTTCGTTTTTTCTTAGAGTAGCAACTTTAGCACCTGCTTTCTCAACAATCCAAAACTTATTTTCAATAATTGGTTTTGCATGTAAGTCTGTCATACTGTGTACCTCGCATTAAGGGGTTCGGCATAGGCCTGAGCCTGTTCTGAAATCTTTTTAAGGTCATAAAGATTACAAAACTTCATTAACCTAATGCCAACTTGGCTAATATTTTTGTTGGCTGATGTAGCCGTTACAATAGTATCGGTAATTATTTTTTTAATCTCGTCTGGTTGTGCCGACAAGTCGATCAGTGTACGATTACGTTCATAATCTTCTTTAACACGATGCTCTTTACCTTCGTGGTCCACCCAACGCTGAAGCATCATATTGTTCCAGTTGAACCCTTTACCGTTCATATCTTCGTAGGCCTCACGGAGACCAACTTTATTCTTTGTTCCTTTTTCACGTACTCCCGGATATGCAGAGAAGACGTTGTCTGAGGTATCGCCTCGCATACACTTCTCAAATAGTAACCACTGGGGGTCCGGAGCGGCTTTTGCTTCTCCAGTTTTTTTATCAATAACGGGTTTATTCTTTTTATCAAAATATCCCTCATGTGTAATGGTAGTTTCAGTGACGCCGTTGTATTGTTTTACATTGGGTGCAATAAGTTGCACGAAATCAGTGTCGGTGCTGACGATCACGTGATTGTCTTTTGGATGACTCTGTATCCAGCCGGCAATAAGATCGTCCGCTTCTAGTTGAGGATTTTGCAAGACTGTGCAGTTAGTTTTATCTGTAATAAATTCTTTAAAAGTATCAAAGGCTTCCCAAAACACACGCTCTTCTTCTTGTTCACGTTCGTTGTGAGCCGCACGAGCATCGCTACGATTACGCTTATAAGGAGCATAATGATCTTTTCGCCAGCTACGACCTTCTAAACAGAATACAACATGACTACCGCCAAAGTCTTGCCAGGCCTTTTTAATTGAATTTAGAGTAATATGAAATGCCATGCCAAGTTTAATATCAGCATCGCCGTTGATAACATGTCTAGCACGGAAGAACGTGTTAGCAGTATCTACTAAAATATAGGTCATTTGTTGTTTCTTTTCACACTCTGTATGTCTATAACACCTGTACTAACGGGTGGAAGATTATCTTCTACTACTACATTAGCACAGAGCTCTCTAAACCAGCGGTCTACAATTTCTTCGTCTCTATCCCCGTCGTAACCGTAACCCTCTTGTTTTAATTTTAACACAAATTGGTCATTCCAGTCAAGCTCAAAAAAGCCGTTGCGAATATTTTCTTTATTTACATGAGTGTTCAAAACGCCAACCCAGGGTTCTTCTTTTCGAGTAGCACGTTCTTTTGGTGTTAATTTGGAAAGTTCTTCGGCTTCTTTAGCTCGTTCGGCTGCTTCTGTAGCTTCTTTAGCAATTTTGGCTGCGGCATCGGCGGCCTTTAGTGCAGCCTCGGTTTCAGCTTTGATTTTATCAATACCAAATATTTTTTCTATAAATTTACGCATTAAGTACCCCATTCGTTTTTAAACAATGGAACCTGAAGTCGATCACTATATCGCCAGCCTCGTTTCATTGCTTCTAATGCAACATTTCTATTATTGAGAACATAAACACTTTCAACGCCTCCTACTGGCATCAAATAAACATGTCCTGTAAAACCTGCCGCACGATATGCACCAACAGCACACTCGGCATCTGCTACGTCTTGTTCGGTAGCAACAACAAACTTAAGATAGGTAGTTCCCCACTCTTGATAATCGCAGACAATATCCGGGCAAATAGCATCTTCCCACTTCTCGCCACTGCAAGGTAGTTTAGCACTTACACTGAATGTAATTTCTCTTTCAAAGTCTAAACGTGGCATTAACCACTCCAACAGATAGTCTTTGAAATCTTCACTAAGTGGTTGAGTACCGTTGGTTTCAAAAGTAATCTCTTTAAGGCCGTACATCTTCTGATGATCTAACAGATCGGGATAGGCACGTTGCCAACCTAATAACGGCTCGCCGCCTGTAATTACAAGATGTTCGTCCCGCCATTCTTTGTAAGGTAACGTATCCACAATAGCGTCGGCAATCGCACTAGAATCCAAAACGGGAGATAGATGCTTAAAGCGAGGATCCCAAGAAGCGTAACTGTCACAACCTGTACTGACCAAAGGAAGCGATTTGTACTCGGTGTACTTAGACGGGTCAATATTGTCTGCTTCATTGCTTAATTCTCCTCGTGGCATGCCAAAGCCTTGGCATTTAAAGTTACACCCAAAGGTGCGTAAGAAAACAGAAGGCACACCCATATAGCGACCTTCACCTTGTACGCTGTAAAACAGCTCTGCAATTTTAATTTTACTCATAGTTATATTATACGCTCTTTTTAGTTAAACTCCAAGCCCCATTACCTAGGTCTTTCCATTCCAATGTATCACCTTCTTTCCAACCTGCTTCAGCTAAAAGGTCTTCTGGAAAAGATAACATACAGTCGCCTGTATCTGGATCTTCTTCAACAGTTAATTCCCACCTACGGCTATTCGATCGCTCAGTAATATTTTGCATAGAAATGCGTCCTCAATTGTGTTAAAATAAAATTCCATTTTGTCCATTCCGGGACTGTATCTAAATCGATCCCCGGGTAGTCCAAACGTTTCTACAACCATAGCACAGGTTTCGTTCCACCAATAATTTCCTTGACCGGTATGCCAGGGCACTGTGACTGTGCGTTCTTCAAATGTACTCATTCTGGTAGTTTAGAAAATCTTTGTAAAAAACTTTCTAGATAGCAACTGTATTCTTTAGTTTCACCAGGACCTTCGTCTCTGTAATGTACCCAGACTTGTCCTTCTTGTTCTATAGTATGTAAAACTAGAAAGGCTTTTCGGAAATCACCACCAGTCCATCTACTTCCTTCTTTTACTATCATAATTCACTCCTTAAAACATTTATCAATCCAACCTGCTGTTGCACATATCCAGCCATAACTACACGGATCACCCCAATACAGAACTGCCAAAGCTGCGGATAAACCTGTAATTATGATGGCTAAAACTTTCATTTTTTATAATTTCCTTTTTCTGGAATAACGTGTCTGACTCCCCCTGTGGGATCTTCCATGTCGCCTGTTCTTCTAGGAATTAGATGAACATGTGGCCAGGGAACAGTTTGCCCAGCTGCCTTACCGTAGTTAAGACCGATGTTAAACCCGTCCCATTCTCCTTCTCGTACACGTTTCATTCCGTCTAAAAGAGCATCTTCAAAACAATCCATTAGAACCGCTACAGTATTATATTTAGGCACAAATAATAAATGGCCGGGCGTTACAGGATAGATATCTTGAAATACTTTGACATGATAATCTTCCTCAACTAATTCAGTCCAGGGAGCTTTTGAATCTTCAATGAAATCTGCTTCGTTTGGAAATACTTTGCTTATACTCATTTTGTCCACCAATCTTCCCAAGGAAAATCTACCCAAACATCTTTCTCGGCTTTGTTAATTTCCATGCCAGAATAATCCATTTTTGCGTTACACTTGCTTGCTTGATTATCTACTAGAACAGCAAATTTAACATTGTTGTTCCAAACTTCTTCCCAGGCAGGATCATCTGGAAAACAGCCGCTGGGCCAATCTTGCATTATCCAATTAAATGTTGCTCCAGTATCGTTAATGTCGTCAACAATTAGAATATTTTTATATGTACCGCCGTTTTCTAACAGATCACTAGCAGCTTCTAAGATTCCTGCTACATCATTGGGATCTTCTACATATCTTTCTCTAGACGTTGGTCCTAATGCGTCTTCAGCCATCCACAGATTACTTTCACTACTGTTAGCATCACGAAGGCTAACATTTAAAGTCCACATGGGTACATCAAGATAATGACTTAGCATCACAGCGGGAACAAGGCCTCCTCTACTGAGACCTACTATATAATCTGGTTTCCATTGACTTCTCATAATATCTCTAGCAATTTTTGCTACTAGACCATTCATTTCACGCTGTTTTATTATGAGCTTGTTCATATCGTTCCTTTAGATATTGTTCGTGTTGAATCCATTTATTGTTAACTAAAAAGCCCCAATCTCTTTTCTTTGGACCTGGCATAAACATTGTCCAGGCGGTGACACCTTCTTTTAGTTCAATGCGATGATAACTAGTAGGAGTACATACACGGAAATGACCAGGGCCACGCCATTTTCTAATTTCACAACTCTTTGTTCCGTCGGCGTTAAACTGTGGAATCCATTCATAATATCCACCTTTCAAGATTAGTGTAGCATAGGGCCACGGATGATCATGGACATCGTCGGGATCACCTTTCAAAAATTTATGTAAGAAAACGTTAAATGGAAAATTATCTCGGTCTTTAAGAAACAAATAGTAACGTTCGAGATAAGGTTCGTTGCTTTGCCGATCCATAACAATACGTTTACGACCCATACGCTCTAAAAGATTAAGAAACCATTTCATTTACAAATCTCCAAGAATTCGTCTAGACGTTTTACAGCTTCATCAAAATCAATGCCCCAAACTTCAGCTTCAATAATATTGTTTTCGATTTTCATATCGAAAGGAACAACACCATTAAATCTAAAATTTTCAGGAACCTCAGTTTGAATGATATACTTGTGTAAGTTTTTTGCCCTAAAAATTAAATTATGAGCCATATCTACCGAGTTCATCTTGGGGCAAAGTCCTGTTGTAGTTTAATGTTATCAAAGAATTCCTTCTTTGCACCTGGATCAGTTTTAAATGATCCTGTTAATACTGTAGTTTGTGTTAAACTACTATGCGCCATAATACCTCTATTCTCACAACAACCGTGTGTGGCTTGAATATAGACTGCTACGTTTTCTGATCCTGTTGCTTTGGTGATTTCCCTAGCAATATCATTACAAAGCTCCTCCTGGAGAGTACCTCGTCTTGCACACCACTGTGCAATACGTGTGTACTTTGATAAGCCAATAAGTTTATTAGCGGCAATAATACCAATATAGGCAACACCAACAACGGGTTGGTGATGATGACTACACATACTACGAAGCTCACTACGTACAACCAACATGCCTTCATATCTATCCTCACTATCATTTGGAAACGCTGTTGCGTCTGGAGCAGGCTCATAACGCCCTGCCATTATTTCGTTAAAATACATTTTAGCAAGACGTCGTGCTGTGCCTTTGCTATTAGGATCGTTTTCACGATCAATCAGCAAACGATC